CAACTGTCAGATGCTGGAAGTCAATTCATACAAGGATATGAAAATGGCAGCTATATTAAAATAACAGTTGGTAATCCTCCAGTATCTCAAATAGGGTATGGGCACAACCTAACAGCCAGTGAAATTAGTTCTAATACTGTTACAATTGGTGGTATACCAACACCATTAACTCAACCAATAGCACAGCAACAAGTTTCTGAGTTGTTTAATGAGGATATGACTGCTGTGCAAAATTGGATGAGACCAGTTTTAGGAAATGTTGCTGTGACACAAACACAATATGACATGTTCTGTAGTTTGGCATTTAATATTGGGCAACAAAATTTCACAAACAGCAACGCAGTAAAACAGTTTTTGGCAGGAAATTTACAAAAAGTTCCACCTCTTTGGATGCAACACACGGTTGATGGTAGTGGAAATGTTGTGCCGTCATTAGTGGTCAGACGACGAGCAGAAGTTACAAAATTCATGCTAGCACCGTTTAAAGACGTGATAGTTATATCAAATATAACCACTACTAGCTCATCAACTTCTAGCTCTTCTGGATTTTTAGGTAAATTGCAGCCAAATCGTTAACGTGTGGCGCTGCGACATTCGGTTACACCATTGGTGGTAAAGCAACCAAGCATTGATCCACTGTCTGTTATATTGTTTGTTGGATATGATGGTTGGTACGATGGTTGGTATGGCGCTGTTGGTTGGTATGGCGCTGTATAACTTGAATTTGGAACAGACGAATAGTTTGACCTAGCAAACCGCCGTACACATACGTTATGATCCTTACACCGATGATAGTCATCCCAATCTTTGCGAGTCATTTGACTGACATCTTCTGGTATTAAGTTGTTCAACCTTGCTAGTTCAGCCTTGCTAGCAACATATCCTTCTTCAAATGGTTGATCACTTGGATAACCACCACCAAAGTTAATAAATTGCAAAAATGCTTGAAAGAACATAATCATACCCCAACTGCCGAATGCTGCAATTGCCATGGACCTGCCTAATCCATACACAGCACCAGCACCAGCACACAAACATATGGCTGCAATTCCAGACATAATGATTTGACCGATACTATACATTTAATGAACTCCTTTTACCAGTCTAATCCAAAAAGTTTTAGAACTAACGCAACACCAAACACCAATGACCACAAACCAAGCATAGCGCCGATGCCTGCTCGGAATGCAACAATTACTGGTATAATGAAAATTAATCCAAAAATGATAGCCATGTTGTTACCTCGTTCAGTTAACAGTGCTGTCAATCAGCAACTTTGCCGGGCTAGGCAGATGATTTGATGCACATGCATATTCAAGTTGTTCTTGCACAAACAATACGCGATCATACATGTTATCCTCGTAAAATACACCGCGATGCTCAGTAAGAATTGTGTTAAACAACGCCTGCAAATTAGACATAACTTGGGAACCTTTTCGAGATGCATACATGCGCTTAACAAGCCACTGCATAAGGCCCTGTTCAAATTTGGTCATTGTGTTGATCCTTTTGTTGCAACAGCAATATAGCACGCTTGTACTACATGTCAATCGTTTCTTTTATTTCAGGTAACATATGTTGTAGCTGGGCAATAAATGTTTCTAGTGCAGCTACGTCATTGAATCGTAGAATAGTATCACCGTGCCAGATAAACACGCCGGTATTATATAAATCACCTTCGTTATCGGTACATATTAACAGAAAATGACAGCATTTGTTTTTGTCCTTATTTTGAAATTTTTAGATCTAAGGTGTTAACTACACGTCCATCATCCAGTACAGAGTCTAGCACCTGTCCTTTACCAATTAGCATATCTGCCATATCTTCTTCGATAGTGCCTTCTGCCACTAAGTTGTAAACCGTTACTGTATCGGCGTCTTGACCAATGCGATGGATTCGATCCACACATTGGCTGATCTCACCTGGTGTCCATGGCAACTGTATAAATGCAACAGCCTTAGCAGCAGTGAGTGTAAGGCCAAAGCCGCCAGCAGTAATACCAACAATGATCACTCGCATTTTGGGATCATTTTGAAAGTTCAGTACGGCATCGGCTCGATCTTCATCACTAACTCCGCCGTAAATTACACCAACTGCATTTTGATAGTCTGCATCCTTCTCTAGCTCAGACTTAATAGTTTCAATTACCTGCCGGTTGTGAGCAAACACAACCAACTTCTCACCTTCCTCTGTGTAGTCTTTAATCCATTCAACCGCAGACTCAAGTTTGGCATACCCAGCAATTTCTCGCAGCTTTTGAATAGCTACAATAGCATCATCACTTTTAGGGACATTACCGCCCATGCGGATAATTGCCTCCATGCCCTCACGCCAGTTGATGCCATTAAACGCAGTCTCAACACGATCATATTCTGCACGGTCAAACTCTAAAGGCAGCGTGCGATACACTTTGGGAGGCAGTTCTTTGAGCACGTCGGCTTTGAGTCGACGCAGCATTGCATGCTTGAGCAGCAATGCATTAAGCTCTCCAGTGTGTGATGCACCATTGAAATCCCACCCGTGTGTGCTGCGCTTTGGATTAGTATAGCGGAAGGCAAAGCGAGTAAACGTGCTAAATTCTGGCACCCATGGAGCAACAGTGTTAACCGAAGTCCAAAGCTCTCGAGGACGATTTACAAGAGGTGTACCAGACATCAACGTTACACGTCCAATACCTTGACCAAAAATCTTGCGCTCGCGTTTACCGCCTTTGAGTTTGACATCGTAACCGCCAACTGCCAAACGCTGCATCGCTTGTGTTCTTTTGGCATCTGGATTTTTAATTTTATGGCTTTCATCCACAGCCATAAATTTGAGGCCAAACTTTTCAAGTTCTTCGCAGTTGGCAGACAAAATATCATAGTTGATGATATAGATGTCACAACCTTCTGTGGGCACTTTGCTATAAATCACATTAGGATTTTTGACAGCTCGTTTAGCAGTTTGTCGCTTGCTGTAGCTTTTTCCCACAATGTTGATTTTGTAACGCTGTCCCGTCATAGCAATGATTTCATTACGCCAGTTCAGTTTCAGCGTGTTTGGTGCAACAATCAGTGCTGGAATCATCTCACATTTGTGGATGTAAGCCATAACTTGGACTGTTTTGCCAGTGCCTTGCTCGTCTGCAAGCAGAGCTCGCCCGTCCTGCTTCTCAAGCCACGCAACGCCGTCAGCTTGGAAATCTTTGAGTTGAAATGCAAATCCGGGCAGTGTCTGTACACGCGGAATATTGTTGAGAATGTTCTCAACATTGGGATCAATTGTTAGGCTATGCTTGGTTGCAAGCCTAACAATTTTTCTAGCATTTTCTACGGTAGCAGCAACAGAAAGCATTTTCAGTTCCTTATTGTATGCTGCATAATAGCATACATTTACATGCTGTCAACCATTTTATAATTAATTCAACAATACTTCATCAAAAAATTCAGAAAAATCTTCATCATTTTCAATGTCATCTGCTACCATGCTAACAAATTCTGGCCATAAGCAAGAACAACTTCGGCACGTTTTGTCTGCATACTTCATGCCTTCTATTGGTTCGCACATGAATCTAGGATGATTGCACATACCACACCAACGTCGACCGTCATCAAACCATTCTCCATGGTCGATAGGAGCCGCAGCAAAATACTCAGAAATCATTTTTCGAAAATAATCGTCCTCTGGTAGCTCAGTAGTTAAGTTCACGTTCAAATTCCTCTAATATAGATGCGTCTGTTACAGAAATCATAATGATATCTCCAGCTAGAACGATGTTTCGATTGTCGTTTAGCGACAACATAGTTCTGCTTTCAGCAGTCTTTTCTTGAACTTTTTCGAGATATGATATAAACCTTTCTTCAATTTGAAATTCAAATTTTTCAGCAACATCCATAATCATACCGATGCTAGTTTCATTAACTGGAACGGTCCACGTTTTAGAGGTTTGATCCCATGCTGCCCAAAACTTCTTATCTCGATGTTCGCCCTTTATAGATTTAATAGCTGTTAAATCTATAAAGG